CTTAAATTCAAATATAGCCTTACATTCACAGATTTCATAGTTCCCAAGCTCAATGATTTCCTCACGAGCTGTCTTTAGTATGGTTGCACAGGTTTTATCAACCCAACAGAACATTTGGGCAAGAACCCGAAGGAACTTACCCACATATTCCTGAATGTCTGCACCATCATTGCAGTCGAAGCATTGGCAATGTTTCTTTAGCTCCTCAGTGACCTTTACAAGCTCAATTTGAAGCTCTTTGTTATCAGCCATTGCCAACCTCCTTTAATTAAGCCTCAGCCTTGATAGTAGCCATTGGGAACGGATTAAGACCTGTAAGAAGACCTTGGATACGTTCAAATACAACGGCAGGGCATTGTTGGTCAAGTGGAATGTTAGCAATCAACAAGTGAGATACTGGTGAATTGGTATATACCAAACCAAAGTTTTCATACTTGTCACAGATTACTTCACAGCCTGCTTGAGTATCATCTTCTGATGTCACAGTGCGGATAGAGTCTTGAGGTACGAACAAGTCGTGTTGTGTCAAGGCTTCTACACGGTTCAAGTCAAGGACATAAGCTTCACCAGTCATGCTGACTTCATTGTCATAAGGCATGTGATAAGAAGTACCAAACTTGATACCACGGAATGTCACAGTGTCACCTGAGATAGCCCAGCCTTCTGGCAGTTGAGCGTCCTTGCCCGGTTTGATTTCTGATTTAATTCCACGCAAAGTCAATGGGTGAACATAAATCTTGTAGTTAGAATTTTGTGATTGGAGTACATCAAGGTAGCAAGCTACTTGACGGAAAGCACCAATTACAGAACCGGCAGCGTCAATAGGAGTAATACCCGGGTGGGTCATCATTTCAGCTACACCGTGGAATGGACGTAAGCCATTACCCTTGTAAGAGAGCAATCCTTGTACGATATGGCGTTGTACGATAAACGCAAATGTGTACCAAGCCATGAAAGCTTCTGCTTCTGCATAGCTCATTCCAAGCTTCTGGAACTTGTTAATCAAGTCGCCTTGCTTGAAGTGTACTTTGTCCTTCATCATACGGTCAAGACGGTTTTCACAGTCCTTGAAGCACAGGTAGCGAACAGGTGTAGCGTCACCAGTTGCTTTCATAGTGAATTTCTCAGTGAAGCAACAGCTATCACCAGTATCACCAGAGAAGTCTGGAGCTTCTGTACCCCATGTCAGGGACTCCATAATCCAATCACCATTTTTAGCTCGACGCAAAGTACCAAGGTTAGCTTGCTCAAAGCGTTTAAGCAAGTCTGATACCAGCTCATCTTCCATACCTACTTCACGAAGGCTTGGCTGAGCTTTAGACCAGTCACGAGAGATACCGAAAGGAATTTCTCCATCTTTGTGGAACGGTGCTTGTGGCTTAAAGTTAGCGCCTGCGTCACGTGCCATTGTCTCAAGGTTAGCAAGGGCTACTTTAGAATTATCATAAAGGTAGTCAATCGCTTCTTTCAAAACAATGTCAAAATTTGTAACCTTTTCCATTAGTTATTTTCCTCCAAAACGTTTACGCAGACCTGTAGACTGCTCTAATTTCTCTTCCTGCTCTTTAATCACAGGGGCTTCAACAGAAGCTCGTGATAGCAATGCTGAAAGTGTTTCCATACGCTCTTTAATAGCGCTCTGTGATTCAGCTTTCTCTTGCTCAAGTGCTTCCTTTTCAGCTTTAAGTTTTTCAACCTCAGCTTTAAGTGAGAGGATTTCTTTCGTAGCATTTTCCAGCAATTCAGCTGTTTGCTTATCCAAAGACTCTTCCTTCACTTCTACTTCTTGCTCAGCAACTTTATCTTCTTGCTCAGCTTCCTTAGCTTCAACTTCTTCTTTAACTTCCTCAGCTTTAGGTTCTTCTACAACTTCCTCTACCTTTTCTGGCACAGGAGTTTCTTCCTGAGATGTTCCATTGAAGTAAGCAAGGATTTTATCTAAAGTGTTTTCTTTATCCAACTCTAGCTCCTTCTCTTGTTTCAAATACACAGAGGGCTCATAGCCTCCGCTCTTTGCATTTCCGGGATTTCCTACAAATGAAAATCCTGTAATGTGTATATTATCAGTGATAGGCACAGGTTCGTCAGTAAACTGTGCATTATACTTGGTTAGTTTCGTGTACTCAGCGACTTCCTCAGGCTTAATGTCCTTGAAAGTCCAGCTAAACTCAGATGAAATAGCAAAGGGCTCATCTTGAATGATAAGGTCCTTAATCTGGCTAAGCTCTGTGTTCACATGAGGTTTTACAAGTAAATCTGAGCGTCCTTTGTCGTCTGTGATAATTCTTAAGTCTTCCTTACGGAAGTAGCCTTGTCGCACAGGGAAGCTATTAGTATCTACATGTCCAACCGTTACATAACCTTCGTACTCTTCATCAATGCTGTCATACCACTTCTGTAGTGTTCCTTTAGCAAGATAAAGACGAATAGAACCATCAGGGAACAGGACAGAGCCCTCAGATAAGAGGGTCATGTATCCGTCCTCGCCGTCATAATTCTTATTCACAGAAAATGACTCTTTGTGCTTATCAGTCTTACTCAAGTTAATATAGCCATCAAGCAAATCCTTGTTCATGAGGTAAGTGTCTATCTCATTCTGAATTTTCTTGGCTATCTTAGAATAAACTGGCATTATTCAGTCACCTCAAATAGATGGTATTCAAGTTTACGAACTTTGTGACCCCCACAGCTTGCACAGTAGGCGTATTCATAAGAAACCCCATCTTTTTTAAGACCTGCTTCTGCCTCTGGCGTGTAAGGTAACTGCTCAGTAAGTCCTCTCAGGCTATCTACTAAAACCTCATCAGTAGTTTCATACCAGCCTTCATCATCTGCTTTACCAGATGGATAGAACTCAAACAATTTACGGTTACTTTGAATGTAGCCGTCCTTTGTGAAGTTCACACGGACCACTAAATCACGCTTCAAAAATCGTGAAACTCTAAACTTCATCTAACTCCTCTTCTTCCTCAGGAAGTGTCTCTACTGGAGCAGGCTCTTCAACCACAGGAGTTTCCTCCACAGCTGGTGCTTCATAATGAACCTCTTCCACAGGGGCTTCTGGTTCTACAGCAGGCTTAGTCAGGTCGCTATCAGAGATTGATGTAACCTCTTCTACTTCCCAGCCGAACTGTTCCGCACGAATTTGAGCCAAATACTCGTCATAGGACATTCCTACTTCGATTGTCTCGTTCATTACTTATCTCCTTCGTAAGTAATTGGGAACTTGTAGCAGTCTACTTCAGTTGTTTGAAGAGTGCGCTCTTCTGTAGTGAAGGAAACTTCATACTTGTCACCACAGCAATAAGTAAATGACTTGAACTTGTTATCAGCTTTATCAAAATACTGAACCTGTTCACGTCCCACAATAATGTGCTTAACCTTTGCCAAAATTTGCTCAGCCAAAGGTGATTTGAAAGTCATTTCTTGTGAACCCACAGTAAGTTTTAGGTTCATAATTGCGACTTTGATTTTGTTTTCCTTTGTGGGAGTTAGTTTTGGTGCAGCTGGCTTAACAGTAGTAGTTTTATACTTGCGTACCATGTCTGTCCTCCTTAATAATTGTCTACCTAGTTATATCAAAAAAAGCACAGTAAGTCAAACCGCACACTGCACTTTTATTTTAACTATTTATTGAATTTCAGCTCATCAATAACCTTGGCTGTACCATGTTGCAAGCGGTACTTGTTGATAAGCTCCATAACTTCTTCCATGGAAGATGGGTCAAATGTCTGGTCATAGTCATTCACAAACTCATCTTCTTTGATGTGCTTAGTACCCTTAACTTCTGGTTTGCCCTTAGCGTCTGGACCTATAATATATCCAACAACGAAGTTAGCGTAGATATGTCCAGAAGATTGGTCCATAAGAGCTCGTTGGTCAACAACAAAGACATAAACATCACTCTCCTTACCTTTAGCGTCTGTGTGTTTCTCAATTTTCACACGATTATCAAATGCAATCTCTACATTCACAGCGTAGGAAGTGCGTGGTGTACGAAGCAAGTTTCCTCCACGTCCAAATGTAGGTACTTTCTCCGCTAAGTTAAATTGACCTCCGTTAAGCAACACATCTGCGTCAAGGTCAGTCATATCAGCATAGTTTCGTAGTGTGTATACAGGCTTACCATTACGGACATACTCAGGCTTAATAGCTCCTCGTTTTTCCTCAATAAATCCTAACACATCTGTAATAATTGAAGACATCAAATACTCCTTTGTCTCTTATACATCTTTTGCAACTCATTTTGTTGCTGTTCCGCATATCGTTCCTGCATTTCAGCAGTGATTACCTCATATTCATAAGGCTTAGGCTCTCCATAATCTTTCACATGGTCTGCCCTTCCCTTCTCATCTAGGCTAATATATTGGCTATAAGCCTCAAAAGCCTTAGAGTTGGCAACCTTAGCATATAATACACCAATATCTGTGTAAGTTGTATCGTCCATGAGAGTAAGGTATGGAATATTGTATTCCTTTGTCAAGACAAGAACTTGCTCATCTATCTCATCGAGTGGCACAGGGATTACATCATCATATGCAAGCCCTCTCCACTCCTCTCTCTCTTGAATAATACCACAGGTTAGTGCCCAGCCGTAGTTAATCAGATAACTAATTTGTCTGAAAAAAGCTGGGATTGTTCTGCATAATTTTCAGGACGTTCTCCATCATTGACTCATCTGTGATGTACTGAATGAGGTTGGTAGAAACTCCTAGCACCTCTACAATAATATTTTCACAGGCTTCAATGACATTATCATCAAAAATTTCATACAGCTTGAAGAAATCTTCTGCTGTGTAAACTTCTGTAGAGCCATCTTCCTTGAAATTAGTAAAGGCAATAGCCACACGTGAGGCATAGTTACGGACACGTCGTCCAATACGTGCTGAGATAAATCGCTGTTTAGCCTCAACTCGTTGCACATAAGCTGTGCCTCCCATAACAAGTTCCAAGTCAGAACCTGCTGGGTCAAAATCCTCAGGCACAGGCAACCAGAACTCAAGCTCATAGTCTACCTTACGTGCTTCTCCAACTCTCCGTGTGTCTCCACTCACTACTTTACCTGAGTTAGTAGCCACAGCCATCGGAGTATCGTCATGAACGGCTTCCACAAAAGCTTCATTCAAGTCTTCAACAGTAACTTTCTTTCTAGGCATTACATATCCCCTTAAATAATTAGATTTTTATCCAGATAGGCTTCTGCTTTCTCTGGGTTGATTTCCTTAAGTCTATCATAAACTTCAAGAATTGTCATGTCATTGTTATAGTTGTAGTCCCTAGAGAACTCATAACTTGCAAATGTAATATCCTGCTCATGGTGATTGAGCCCGACTGCATTTTCAAGTAGTCGTGAGCACTGACCAATGAAGTGTGTCCGCATAGGGATAATATTATTCTTCATTGAGTTGTCAATAATACTGTGTGTACCAATATTTGATACTGTCTTACCTAAGTCAAACAGACGGGCAGGCACTCCGAACATCTGAGCCACAATAGATGAGGCATACAGTGACAGATAATCTAAGAAGTCCACAGCCTTAGTATCCCGTGTCAGCTGTAGCAGGTTCTCAAACTTACTAGAGTACACAATAGCGTCATTATACTCTGTCTCTGATAGCTTCTGTGAAATGTCTTCCATGTCTTTAGCAATCTTGTCAGCACGTTCCTTCTTAGCGGTACGTCCCATATCAAGAAGCTGACCAGCACTAGGGACAAATCCTTCTGCTTCACCCTCTTCAATACTATCAATGATACTATCCTTTGCTTGTAGGGCAATCGTACCGATACCATTTCGAGCAATATCATAGTTCATTCTGTCAAGAATATTCAACAACAACTGCACACGCTTACGGTCCTTAAGTAGCGGACTGATACCAAATACCTTAGAAGTATCCAGCTTGACACAGGCGAAGTTATCCTCAGTAACTAGGAGTAAATCGTCCTTGTACTTTTCTGGGTTTTGTAACAAATCCATGTAGGCTTCAACGTCAAGATTTGTATAGCCCTTACTATATCCTGTGATACGGTCTACAATGGCATGTGCGTCATCTGTACGCTTAATTACATAGCTCAATGTCTGGGTCAACACAGGGTGCTCAGGATAGGGAATTGTGATTGCAAGAATATCCTTAGGGTGAACTCCTACAAGACCTTGCCCTGAATTATATAGCCCATAGTAGCCATATTTCCGATAACCCTTGGCTACACCTTGCAGGACATCAATATTACGCTGACCATTAAAGTTGGTTTCCTGTAAATATTTATGGAGTAGATTATCTTTCTCCTCGTCCTTCGTTGTCAGGCGGTTAGTGAACATGTAGTATACCATGCTATCAAGGATATAATCTACATCAGGAAGGCTTAAAGCAAGCTTTTCAATGGTCTTAAGGTCTTTTCCGATAGGCATTTCACGATAGCCACTAGAAGTATAGAGCAATCGGTCTTCCACAGCGGAATTAAAGAACTTATCCATGGCTTCTACGCCTTCAAGCTCCTCTGGTGTACGCCTACTCAGCTGTTCTTGCTGAGGCTTCTGTACTTTCTTATTCTTTCTCTTTCTTCCCATCAATGGTCCTCCAAATAGAATAGCTCTATGGCGTGTATAGCCAATAGAACACTATCAAGTTCGTCTGGTGACTGGTGAATTAGCTTCTTAATCTCAGATTTAGGTCTAAGTTTCACAAGCCTGTCTTCTGGTCGTTGAATTTCTGCCACAAAGGACATCTGCCGAGCAATTCCGTCCCAGACTTTTGTCATGAAGGACACACGCTGTGCCTCCATCATTCCTCTCAACATAAGGTGCATTTCTACACGCTTATTGAAGGCATACTCGGCACTAGGGTCATGAGCTATCTTCTTAGCCTCTGTGACCTTACCACCAAAGTCTATATCATACACATAAGCCTTTAGCTTACCTGACAGCCTAGCCATCTTAAGAGGCTGAACAATGTGAGCTCCACCTCCTGAGTCAATAGCTATAGCCCTTACCTTAAACTGATTGGCTATTGTAATAATCTTATTCACAACGTCCCTAGCCGTGATACCATCAATCCATTCCTTAGGTTTAATATCCGTGGTATCCACAGCGGTTATGTGACCTTCTTTGTCTATACAAGACAGAGTTACTTGGATACTGTCAGCGCCCTTGTAGGCACTATCCACTCCAAGAAACCACTCAAGGTCAGGGTTAAGGGAATTAAACTCTTCAAGAATATCAGGCTGAGCGTCAAAGAAGTTAGACCGCTCCACAGGGAACTCACACAGGAGGTTTTCTCGAATGGAGTCCTCTGTGATTGTAAAACCTGACTTCATGAGCTGGTCTTTTGTGTAGTTAATTGAGCCCTCTTCCATAGCAGTCACAACGTCTAGCCACATAACAAATTCATCATCTGCCAGCTCTTCCTTAGTCATAAAGTCAAAGAAGCTGTTCAGTGACCGTGGGTTTGAGATTAGATACATGATGAGCTTCTCACCTGTGTCACTTTCAAACTCCCGACGTGCCATATGTCCCAGAGCTAGGGGTGAAATATCGCTGGCTTCATCTCCAAACATATTTCCTCCACGTCCGATTACATGGATTTTAGAGGGGTCTGTAAAGTTACTACCAGCAGAGAGTCCTTCTAGCTTTCCCCCGTTACGGAAGCTAAATCCTTCACTGGAGAATGAGCTCAGACCACGCTTAAGCCGTCTATCAACAGCCGATACATCATTTTCGTCCATGCTCAGCATTTCTTTCACAGAGGGGTGAGCATTTACTAGGATTTCTCTGGCGTGTTGGATAATAATTCCTGAATACTCATTGGTAGACCCCACAGCATAGCAGTTCTGCCCTGAAAATGCAAAATTATTACTCATAATTCCACACAGGAAGGACTTCCCATACCGAGGAGTAGCCACACAGTAGCCTGTCTTATAATCCCCACTCAGGAAAGCTCCAAATTGCACAGCCTGTGACCACCAAAGCTCAATATTGAACCTTGATAGGGCTGTACGGAAGCCTAATTTATAATACTCAAGCTCTTTCTCAAAGCCCTTAGTCTCTCTGATACTATTTCTCTTAAAGTGTTTTGGTATATACCCTTTTACTGCCTTCTTTAGCTTCTCCTTAGGAGTCACAGTGTCCAGCAGTATGCTTAGCTTTTCCCTATTAGAGAGTAACTTCCTCTTTTTCATAGGTGAGCCAACATCTACATCTTGGGTGGGCATAGCTAAAGTCTCCTCCTGTATAACTTAAGTAATTCACAGCAACGTCATAGGCATCATCTTCTGGGTCAAGTCCCTCAATGAAAGAAATTCCCACAGGAACTCTAGTCCCATCAAGAAGCCTACAAATAGGACAAGTCCGCTCATCGTTCACAGAGTTCCACCGCTTGTAGATTACCTCTCCTGTGATATGGTGAAGAACCTTGGCAGTCTCTACTGAGGCTTTTTCAATAGCCATATGAACCTCTGACACAGAGATAAGCTCAATAATTGGTACTATCCTTCTATCAATCTCTTCTTGGTCTAGTACGCCCTTTTCAGCAACCACTTCGTCTCTAATACTTAGAATATCAGCTTTCCTACTGGCAAAAATCTCTTTTAGACGTGTGTAATTGCTTCTGGCAAAGCCTGATTGATTGATACTATTCTGTGCATTACGATACTCAACCTCATCAAGCTCTAGTCCAAGTTCATTAAGGATATATTCAAGCTCCTCATAAAATGAGTCAGTGTAAAGGTCCACAAGATAGCCTATTAAAGCCTCTTCAAAGTTGTCGCTAGGCGCTTCGTTAATCACACGATTGACATACTCGCTAAGCCTTGCTTTAAAATCATCATAGTTCCTGATGAATATCTTGTCCTGTGAATTTGCCATTACAAGTCCTCAAATAATTTATCAAGACGAGCACTGGTGTAGCGCTCAAGCTCCTCAATACTCTCAGTTTCCCGGTTCAGGTTCACAGTGGTCTGTGTAGGTTTACCTTCGATACGGTTAGCCCACTCAATTCGTGCTGTGCCATTTTCAATACTCTCAAAAATCTGCTTCAAAGCGTTAATCCGCATTGGCGTAGCTGGAGGAATTTCTGCAAAGCGTTTAATACCAAAAGCCTTCACAATGCCCTCATCATATTCCTCAAGACCCCAGCGGATAGCATAAGCTTTTAAATCCTCAAAGGAAGCAAAGCTTAGCTCACGCATTTCATCTGAATATAATCTTTTCTCTGATTTCTTAGCCATAATAACCTTCTTTCTTCTAAAACAAATCCCACAGTGATAGCACTATGGGACTCTTCGGAGCAACGTATGTATAGTATAACACTGGGTGTTTTGTAATTAGGTGATTTGCTCCTATGCCCATGTGACCTTTTACAATCACACAGGCTAACGATACAGGAGATATATGAAATACATTGCCACAAAGGGCAAAGTGCATGACAGGATTTGAACCTGCGAATGGAGCTTTTGCAGAGCTCTGTGTTAAGCCAACTTCACCACATGCACAAAACCAGCTGAGGTAGGTCTGGTAGTAATAGAAAGGTTATAGAAAGGTAATATGAAAAGGTTTATAGCAAAAGTCTTCCTACCCCATGCCTAATAACG